ACCCGCCACCGCCACCGCCTGCCGTAATGTAAGTGCCTATTGCAGACTTTGTACCTAAGCCGCCATCAAGACCGCCTGCGCCTCCTGCTCCGATCGTCACCGACTCGTTCGTAGTCAAATAAATCGTGGTGTTGATAATCGCACCACCGCCACCGCCACCGCCAGCGTGTGCGTTGTTTACGCTACCGCCACCGCCACCGCCCGCACCAACAACAAGAACATCAAATAGTCCAGCCGTCGTCACCGTCAAAGTGCCTGACGACGTGAAGGTGAGAAGCGTGTAGTTCTGGCCGCCGACCGTGATGCTTGACGATGTGCCGCCTGTTGCTACGCCGTACCCTATTCCACCGTAGGGAAAAAACAGGAAGGTTGACCCAGACAACGCAATCAAGGTGCCTCCTCCGTATTGGGCCAGCGCAAGTGAACCGGATGTATTTATTGTTACGCCTGCGCCTGCGGTCACTGTGCAGGTGCCTGCGCCTTTGTTCAGGATTTGTACGACCTGCGACGCGGTAAACACGCTGTCAGGTACGGTCACCGTTGTTGCCGTTGCTTTGTTCATGATGACGCGCTCGCCGGCATCACCTGCTACCAACGTGTAGCTGTCGGTTTTGTCGTTGATCGTCAGTTCGGTCAACGAGTTCATTTGCGCAGCGGTAAGGACTGCGCCCGCTACGAATGGGTACGGTACGGTCATAGCTCTACCTTAGCCCAAAACATTGTCGGCATCCATGACACCGTACACAGGGTCGTCAAGTATCAGGTCGTAAATAATCGTTGTGGGCGCAGTGTAAAACGTGACCGTGTGACCGCGGTTGAATTCAATGACGGCCTGTATGCCCTCTACGCTCAGCTCGTTGTCAAGCTCGCTGCCTAGCCCTGGTATTTGCTTGGTAATGCTGATCGTGTCGCCAATGTCAATGGTCGCGACCGCCGTGCGTTGCGCGTCTGTCAGGCTGCCGAAGTACGTCGTTACCGACGTGTAGCGCGGCTCAGGGTCAGGCTCAAGCAGGTAGGCCGCCAGGTCGTTGATCTCTGACTGCTCGTGCAGCAAACTGTCCGTGATCGTCACGGACTGCGTGAAGTATTGCGCGATGCTTGCCGCGTCGCTGTCGGTTGCGTTGTTGCCGTCTAGCCCCTCGACGTATGCGCGGTTTACTACGTTGTCGGCGTCAAACTCGACCTGCAAATCCTCGTATTTCGCGCCTGTGCCGTCGTCGGTAAAACTGACGACCGGGCTGCTAGGCGTGCTGCCGATGCGCTCTTGGAACGTGATCGTGCCGTCACGCGCCACGAACAGCCGGCCCTGCTCAGCCTGGTTGATCTGCTGCAGGTACTGCAGCGTGTTTGTGCCTTGCGCGACCGTGTAGGCGGCTGCGTGGCCCAGGTTGACGGTGCCTGTTGCGATGCTGCTCGTGCCGGTGTAGTCAACCTCTGGCAGTGCCAAGACCGTGTTGATGCGCGCGCCTGACGTTTGCGCGGTCACGTTCAGCTCGTCGAGCTGCGTCTGTGCAAGCTTGTAGAACTCGTCTGCGCATTGCACGTTGACAAGGTTCGGCCCTGCCATTTGGAACATGTAGTAGTACGACGTGACGATGCCGACGAACAGGAATTCGCCGTCGCGCGACAGGCGTATGCCGCGCATTGGGGCAAGCCCTGGCTGCGCGTTTACTGGGTCGTAGTAGGGGCTGCTCGTGTCGTACGGCCCAAGTATGCCTGTTTCGTCGCGCATCGTAAACTGCATGACGCCAGCGCCAAATTGGAAGTCGGTTTTTTCGCGCCCACGTTTGTAGACAACGTTGGTCACAAATTCTGTTATGTCGGCGTAGGTGTTGCCTGTGCCGCCTAACGTGTATTCGCTGCTGTCAAGCACGCCTTTTGTGGCGTCGTTGAGCGTAAACGCGCCATGCTCAAAGCCTGTGTCAAGCTCAAGCAGGTAGCTGCCTGACTGTACGACTGACGCAGCCATTACGCAATCTCTAGCTGCAACGGCCCTGATCGTCGGGTGTAGGTGGTGAGCGCGTCAACGATCTTGTCGGCAAGCGTCGCCTCAGCAATGGCGGCGTTGACAATGACGGTCACGCCGCCTGTCATGCCGTCAAGCAGCATTTCGTTGCCTGGCGCCGCGCCGATGCCACCGCCGCCACCGCCGCTAAATCCTTCGTCAATCGGCAGTATGCCGACCATGCCCTCACCTAACCCGATGCCTGCACCGCCGCCTGCACGACTGCCGCCGCCACCGCCGCCCTTTACAGGTGGCACGACGGCTAGCGGTACGTCAGGCACGACGGGCCGCATCAGCGCACGCTCGAGCAGGTCAGGCCCAGCTGTCACGCCGCCGCCTGCAGCACCTGGCTTACTTGACTCAAACGCCTGACCGAATGGCGTCGTGGAAAAACGTGGCAGTTTCGCGGGGTCTAACATGTCGAACGGATTGCCTGGTAGCAGCGCGTTGAATGCTTTGTTGATCATGTTGACGGCGGTGACTGCGCTGTTCGCCAATAGCTCTAACCCGCTTATGCCGATGTTGACAAACTCTGCGATACGACCTGCTAAGTCCTTCCACAATCCGTCTTTGCGCAAACCCTCAAATGAGATTGCAACGGATGCGATGGCGACTGAGAACAGTGCCGCTTTTGATGCGGTAGACGCGAACGATGCGCCTAGTCCAATGTTGCTGGCTGTCAATGCCTTTGTTGCCAAGTCGACGACGACCATTGTTGCGGCGTACACCTTCATTGCAGCATTTAGCGCCAAGATTGCGGCTGACAATGAGCCGATGACGACTAGCAACGTCGTAATCAGGCCCGTGTTGTTTTGCACGAACAGTGCCAGCTGCTGCAGCTTAGGCAGCAAACGCTCAAGTATCGGCAAGAATGCTGCGCCGATTGACTCCTTTGTTTCGCTAATCGTGATTGACAGGCGCTTTATTTGACCTTCGGCGCTGTTGGCTGCAATCGTTGCGGCGCCGCCCATCGACGACGACAGGATTTGCATCACCTCGTCGAGTGACGCACCTTCCTTGATCGTCTCACGTACTGCCGGCACAAGGTTGCCGAGCGCCTTCGTGTTGCCGACAGCGGCCTTGCTCATTGCGTCGGTGACGGTCGCTAGGTCTGTGCCGGTCGCAGCCGACACGTCAAGCGCAGTATTCAGCAACTCTTGGCTGTATTCAAGGTGCCCGGTTGTTTGCACGAGCTGCGCCAACGCGGGCCGTAGCTCATCGTCGGCTACGGCTGCGCTCATCATTGTCTTTTCAATGAACGCTTCTGCAGCTGTGACGGCTGCCTTGCCTTGCAGCGTGTTCTGCTCGATTGCCTGCGCCAACAGCAGCTGCGCCTTCTGATCTTCGACTGCCGCCTTCGTCATGTCGGTGATGGCGACCGCAACACCTGCTAGCGCGGCAGCTGCAGGTACGGCTGCCTTCTTTAGCGCAAACTGCGCCTTTTCGCCTGCGCCCTCAAGCTGCTGGAATTCTTTTACGGCGCGCGACAAGCCTTTGCCGTCAAACTCTGAGACAATAGGTATGACGACAGCCATTAGATCTCCCTGCTTACTTGCCGCATAAGGTCGTCAATCAGGTCTTGTATGCGTTTGCTGACCTCCTCCTGGTTCGCCAGGTATGCGGGCCACAGCACGCGCGACGCCTTGCCTTTGCGTGCCTCGATGCCGCGTATCATGTTCGCGCCTGCGCGCGTCGACCCGCGCGACGTGCGCCCAGCAAGGTCGTAGATCGTATTTATTGCGCCCGCCCAGGCAACGCTGAACACCGCGAGGTTGCTCATCATGCCGTTGTATTCGCGCGGCTTCTTGCCGCTCACCTTTGCCTTGAGGTAGTCGTCAGCCACTGCGCTTTCCCAAGGCAGCAGCTGCCGGCCCGATTTTGTAGTCCACGACCTGTTCCAGCCTGAGATTGGCGCGCCTAGCGGTATGCGTTGCTTTGCCTCTGTCAGCACAGGCTCAACGATCTGTTTGTAGTCCTTTGTCAGTTTGCGACGCGCAGCCTTGTCAATGTTGTTCAGCTGTTTGACGGCCTCCTTGAGTCCGACAATCTTGACCTCTGCGTAAATCATCGTTTGCCTTTTTCGCGTCGTTTCTCATCCAAGAGTAGTACCGTCGCAAGGTCTTGCACGTCGAATGTTACGTCGGCAGGCCACCAGCCGGTTGCGAGCAGGATTGCCGCTAGCTGCCGTCTGACGGTGCCTGTTCCGTAGGGTTTGCAGGTTCTAACGCCTCCGTCTCAATCGTCTGCACCGACTCGAGCCACGTCTTGTAGTCGCGCGACTCGCGCTGCGATTTGTGCAGGCGGTGCCAGCACATGTAGCACATGTCGTTTATGCCCATGCCGTTCTGCAGGTCTTGCACGCGCCGCCCGGTCTCGCGTTCCCACGCAGCAAAGTCGGCAAGCGTGATCTCGATGTTGTCGGTGTGCGGTTTGCCTGCCGGCGTCAGGTACGTCGCCTTGAATGTCAGTTTCACGCTGCCCTCCTAGTCGGTCGCTGTTACGGTGTTACATCCTCAACCAATGTGCCGCCGTTGAACACTGCCTCAACCTGCTGCAGCTCGCCCAGCTGCGCGTTGACTGGGTTGAATGACGCCAGGTAACCGTTGGTCAACTGAAATTCGGGGTTTGTTGCGCTGATTGCTGCGCTGGTTGCTCTGACGGCGACGTACGTTTGTGTTGCACCCTTCAGACTCTTCAGCAGCGCGTACGTCGAGTTGGCGCTGTAATCCATGAGGAACGTGAGCGTGATTGTCGCATTCGTCAGGCCAGGCCCGTAGGTGCGGTTCGTTTGACCGAAAGCAGTCGTCTCCAACTGATCTTGTGAGTCATTGACGACTGCGCTTATGACTTGCGTGGTAATCGCTGTACCTGGCGAGGTGCTGCCCATTGAGACGACCGGGTTGCTCAAGACTGTGGTTGCCATGTTTAGTCCTTCCGTTTCCTGCGACCAACCTTAGTGGCTGCATCTTTGACTTTGGTGACAACCGTTGGCTCGTGTTCCTCGACGGGCAGGCACTGGCCCGAATTGATGAGGTACTCCACGTTCGTAGGGTCGTTGACCTCAATAACGTCGCCCTTCTTTGAGTTGTTCAGCTTGTCGGTAATTACGAGCAGGCGGGTCATGGCACAACCTTAGTTGACAGCGTTAGCTCGTAGGCAGCAAAGTCTTGCGAACCGATCTGTACGACGGTCGGCCTGCCCGATTGCAGACCCAGGTTGGCTGCGCGTATCAGGTCTGCCAGGTCAAGCAGTTTGTTCAGCGTGTTGCGGTCGCCTGGGCCGATTGCCATAATTTTTATGCTGAACTGCATCTCAGGCACGACGTTTGTATGCATCAGGAATGCCGGCGCATCGATCAGCACGCACGGCGGGTTTATGTTGCGGGGATCGCTGCTGGAGACGACCGGGAGGTTTGTAATCGCCTCCAGCAGCGAAATCAGATCGTTGTAGCCGGTCTCAAGTACGCCAGGCATCAGGCAACCTGTGGTCGATTGACGCCCAGCAGTCGCAACACCTCCACGAATGAGCCGCCTATTGGCCCTGACGTGGCAAGCGGGTCGTACGCGGCGTACGACTCCGATGCGCTGCCGCGCATGCGGTACAGGTAGCCGGCGTACATCACGCTGCCAAGTTTTACGTCGCTTGACGGCACCGTTGTCAGGCTGTCAAAGTAGCCGGCCTCTTGCCGGCGACGCCAGGCGAACTGGTTGCCTGCGCCAACAGCAAGTGTCAGCAGGTCAAAGTCAGACGACGGATTGGTAACTGTAAATCCCAGCCAGTCCTCCACGTCGGCAACGGTGACCCAGCTGCACGTCGGCGTAAACGTCAGCGTCGCAGTCGCTGGCGCGCGGTCTTGATCTGCAGCCGTGACCGCAAACGCAATCTGATTTTGTATCGGTACGTCGTAGTCGAACAGGTAGTCGCCGTCGTCGTCAACGCCGATAAACAGGTGCTGTGGTATCGCAGTAACTGTGAACGTGCTGTTGAGCGCTGTGAATGGTGACGCGAACCCTGACAACGTAATGCTGAGGCCGACCTCAACCTGTGTTGCGGTCAGCGTCTTGATTACGCCTACGTCGTCGGTGATCTGCGCCTGGGTCGTTGTGTAGGTGGCCATCAGGCCGCCTTTCTAATGACTAGGCGTAGGTGAATCGGCGGAACTTTGTGCCGTCAATCATCAGGGTTGCGAAGTAGCCCCTAAATGAAATCTGGCGGCCAAGCACTTCGGGTTTGTCGATGGCGACAAGTCCGCGCTGATTTTCGTAGATTTCGAATCCAGCGAACTGGCCGGCGGCGCAACCGACGATTGCGGTTTTTGCTGCGAAGTTCTTGTCCACCACCAGCGTCAATCCAAGCGGGTTGCCGTTCCAGTTGCTTGCGGCGTACGACGCATTGGGTGCGTTGAACGGTGCAACGGTCGGGAACAACGGACGGTTGGCACCGTCGACGAGTCCGCCAAGTTTGGCCCACATCTCAGGGTCAACGAACAGGTGCGTTGGCAACACGTTCGTCGATGCGGCAATCAGTTGCGCGGCGCCGTAAATCTCACTAAGGATTGTGGCTGCAGTGCCAGCCCAGGTTCCCTGGACGGTGCTTTCGTTGTACATTTGGTCGGCTGCGAAGTTGTCGGTCGCGTCGGCGTACTGGCCTGCCAAATCTTGCAGGATGATGTCGACGGATGATGGGTCAGTCCAGTCAACGTCTTGCTCAGACACCAGCACCGTGCCGCCAAACGTGAGACGCGTAACGATGTTGCTTGAAATCACCATCGTGGTTGACGACAGCGTTGCAAGTTCGTTCGCCTGTTGCGCGACGCTCACGTGCGTCGTGATTTCTGGTCGGTTGAACGTCTTGCCTGAACCGAGCGGCATTGCGCGCGCGCCGACGTTGGTGACGACTGGGCGCAAGTAGTTGATGTTGTTGTACACCGGGCCGACGACTGGCACAGGCAAGAGACCTGGCGTGTCGGTCGTGATGATGTCGCCGGCTGCAGCAGCAATCGGGTTGTGTACCGCTTGGTGGTCAGCGATCATGCGGTTGACTGCAGCAAACTTTTCGCCGCCTTGCACGTACGCAGAAACCCACTCGCTCATCGAGGGCAGGCGTGACGGTGCTTTGCGTGCTTCAGCCCAGATCGGCGCCTTCGGCGCTTCGGCTGGCTTTTCCTGTGGTGTGGTGTTGTCGGTCATGGGGGTCTCCGTTTCCGTTGTGCTTACCTTAGCGGCT